CGCTCCAGCCAGGTGACGAACTGCTCCTCGCCGATCTTGCGCAGATCCTTGGGCTCGTTGGTCGCCTGCATATGCTCCACGAAGGCCAGCCGCATGACCGCCTCCGTGCGCGCGCCGTTGGATTCCTCCTCGCCCAGGTGGTTGAGCAGGTCGTCCCGAAAGATGTTCCGGTAATAGATCGGCGTGGCCGCGTTGGCTCTGAGGCGCATCTCGCAGCCGCCGACATTGATGGTTCTGTCCATTCAATCAGCCCTCCGGATCATTCGCCTGCATTCGCGGCGCCGCCGGGCAGGTAGACGGACTGGAACCAGCCGTCATAGACGGTCTTTTCCGTCTCGTCCGTGGTGGAGGACTTGACCTTCTTGTTCAGCAGCGGGGACGCCGTGATGGTGCAGCTCTCGGTCACGGGCTTCTTGGTCTCTTCGGTGGTCTGGCTGCCCACGCTGGGGCGGCTGGCCGTGCAGTTGTAGAGGACGTGGCGGGTCTTGTTGACATCGCCGGCGAACTCGAACAGCAGCGCAAACTGCTTGGTCTCGGCGTCGGCGTCCTCCACCAGGACGCCGTTGGCATCGACTTCCTCGCCCAGGACATCCTTGCGGAAATCGTCGATCACACGGGCCATCTCCAGATCGCCCTCATAGCCGCTGTTCTGCTGGCCGACCCAGTAGTCCACGTTGTCGGCGCGGAACTTGGTCACGTCGCCCTGGGGATCCATGCTCAGACTCACGGCGCCGGGCCACGGCTTCGGCTCTCCATAGGTCGGGCCGGCGGCGGAGTCGGCGGTCATGAGCGCATAGTGTACATTCTCAAGGCCGAATTTGACCTTGTTTTTCTTGGCGGAAACAGGGGTAGTTGCCATCTTTACACCTCCATTGTGTAAACGGTCTGCCAAAGCAGCAGCTCCGGCAGAAAATCATATTCTCTCTTCCAGAAAAGCCCGGCGGCGGTCAGGGCCGCCTCCACCGTGCTCTCGCCGGCGGCGCGGCTGCCGTCATCGGTATAGAGCCGGACAACCAGCTGATCCCAGGCGTAGTAGACCACGTTGTCGGCGCCGAAGCTCTTCTTCTGAAGCTCGAACTCCACAAAGGGAACCGGCAGCGCGTCCACCTTGTTTCTGGAAACGTAGGCTGGATGGTCGGGATCGTAGTAGTAGCCCACCACATCGAACACCGACCGGATTTCTTCAATCGTCATACTTTCACTTCTCCATCAACGCCCGGAACTTCTGAACGAAGATCTGCTCCGTCTCCGCGTCCGGCGTGATGTGCGGTCTTGCGGAAACACTGCCATAAGAGCCGTACTGGTTCCGGATCCGGTGACCCTTCTGCAGCAGATGCGTAAGGCTGGCGCGGGAACGGTTATAAACCGTGCGCTGGTGTTTTCCGATGCCGCTGCCGGTCACGCGGGTCGTCCATCCGCTTTTATACTTGCCCGTCAGGCGCGGGCTGGCGCCGGCGGTGCGCTTGCGGACTTCCTTGGCGGTCTCGTCCGTGGCCTTGATGATGTCATCCTCAGTGGATTTCTTAAACTCCTCCAGGACGCGCTGGATGGCGCCCTGGAAGCCATCAATGCCGACGCGGATGTCACTGCCTGCCATACTGAATCACCGCCTTTTTGAGGCTCAGGAGCCAGCTGGTGGGCAAGGTGTCCTTCCGGTCTTTCTGGGCGACCACATACTGCTCGCCCGCGATCAGAAAGACGTCGCCTTCGTCCACCGCCGCGTGGTAAGGCACCAGCACGGCGCGGGAGATCTGCGTCCCGGCCACCTGGGCGTCCCAGAACCGGCGCTCGCCCACGGTGGTCTCCCGGAAGTGGATAACCGCCTGCCGGCACTCTTTCAGCCGACGATCCACCACCTTCCAGCTCGCGCCCCAGCCGTCGGAGAAGCTCAGGTACTTGCCCTTAGTTTTAAGCATAGTCCATCGCCTCCGCGTAGGCGTCCACGCTGCTGCCGATCTGGCCGGACAGCAGCTCCGGGGCGTAGTCCCGCTTGAAGCTCTCCAGCGCGCCGCTCTCGGCCCGGAGCACATACTCACACAGGAGCCGTGCCCCGGATTCGCCGTGATCGAAGGAGGCCTCCGGATCGCTGACGCGCCGGATGTAGGCCATGCCGTCGGCGATCTCATCGTTGAGCCGCCGGGCGGAGCTGTCGTCCAGCTCATAGGTGATATGCAGATTGTCTTTTACCATCTGCAGGATCTTATCGTCGCTTGCCATCCGAAAACCTCCTTTCAGGATTCATGCCGCGGGGATCAGCCCTCGCCGTCGGTCTCGGTGGTGGTCTCAGCCGCGCTGGCCACGGTGCCGATCACGTCCACCGGCAGCCGCGGGGAACCGACGCCGGAGATGTCCAGCAGCGCGAAGCTGTGGTTGTCCACAGGCTGGCCGTGGCCATAGACGCGGGTGGTGTAGACGCGGATGTCGTTCAGGAACTGGGCGGAGTCATCGAACTCGATGATGCCGCTGGCGCCGCCGTTGATGGCGGCGAAGTAATTCTTCGCAATACCGACCACAGCCTTGCCCTTCTCGATCATCGCGCTGGTCACGACCTTGGTGGGGTAGGAGTGACTGATCAGATCCAGCACACCGGCGTGGGTGATGGCGTTCTGGTGCTTGCGGATCTTCTGGATGTTGTCCACAGGGTTGACCACCATCAGCACCTCACCGGGCTCACGGTAGTTGCCAACATCGTCCACAGCCAGGGTGGCGATGACGTCGGTGTAATCGCTGCCGAAGTCGGTGATGGCCACGGCGGTCTTGGCGCTGTAGACGCCGTTGGAGTTGGTGCTCACATCCATCTTCATGCCGATGAACTGCTGAGAGCTGCCGGTGCCGGCGCCGGGGCCGTTGATGATGGTGTCTTCCAGACCGTAGGCGATACTCTCAGAGAGGATGATGCGGACGAACTGGTCGACCCACATGGGCGCAAAGGAGAAATTGAATCTCACAAAGTCTTTGGGGATCAGGAAGAAAGCGGTGTACTTTCCCGTGGTCACGTCCACGACCTTGAGCGCAGCGGCCAGTTCCTCGGTGATGGCGGAGGTGACGACGCCCCAGGTGCCGAGCTTCGCGGCCATCTGGGTAGCGTTCATGACCATCTTGGTGGCGCCGGCGGCGTTCTGGATGTCCAGAGCCTCCAGCAGCGGGTGGGCTCTGCGCATGTCATCGATCACGCGGTCGATGATGGTCACGGGCATGGCCGCGGTCAGGTTGGTGATCGCCTGTTTCGGGGAATCGCTGCGGCAGACCTGCATGAACTTGTCGTACCACTCGTTCTCCTCTTTGGTGAGGGCGCACAGGCCGCGCTGCTGCAGCACGTTCATGTCCTGGATGTTGGCATACTGCTCGAACTCGGCCTCGATGGCCTTCAGCAGGTTCTCCTGACGGTTCTGCATGGCCTTGGCGGCAGCCTCGGCGTTGCCCTCCTGCAGGGCAGCCATCAGGTTCTGGGTGTCGGCGGCAAACTGCTGCCGGACGGTGTCAAGATTTCTCATAGGCATGGGGTTATGCTCCTTTCGTGATCGCCTCGGCAAGCACGCCGAGAAAATTGGGTTTGTTCTTATCGTCAACGGTCTCTTCGACCGGCGGCGTCTGTTTCTGCGCCGGAGCGCTCAGGCTCTGGAGCATGGCTTTGATGTCCTCCAGCTGCTGGCTGGTGACATTCATGCGGGCCTGCGGTGCGGCGTTGGGTTCCGGCGCTTCGGCCTCGTAGGTGTCCACCACGTCGCAGAAGCCCAGGCGGAGGCACTCCTCCGGGGTGAGGGTGGTCTCCTTGCACATCATGTCCCAGAGCTCCTCTCTGGTGGCGTTTTTCGCCCGGTGGAGATAGAGCTGCAGGCTGCTCTCGGCCAGCGCGTCCAGGCTGTCCGCCATGGCGCGCAGCTCGTCGCCGTTGCCGTAGCAGCCGCACCAGGGACGGTGCAGGAACATGCTGGTTCCGAGGCCCATGTGGATCTCGTCGCAGGCCATGGCGATGGTCATGGCGATGCTGTAGGCGTAGCCGTCGATGTAGCCGGTGATCCGGTGGCCGTCCTGGGATGCCTGCTTGAGCAGGTTGTAGATGGCCGTGCCTTCGCCCACATCGCCGCCGCGGCTGTTGATGTGCACCTCGATCTCGCCGCCGGCAGGGAGCTCAGCGAGTTGGTCGCGGATGTACTTGGCGCCGGTCTCGCTCTCCTTGTACTCCCATTCCTTCCAGTCAAAATCGCCGTAGGCGCTGATGTCGTCGTAGAAGTACAGCTTCATGACCTGCGCCGCTTCCTGCCGGGCCGGGGTGGCGCCGAAGAACTTCTCCGACACGCCGAGGGCCTTCGGCTGAATCAGGCAAAAATTCATTCTGTTTTTCCCTCCTCGATTGCTTCATAGTTTTTGGTCAGGACGTGCTGATCCGCCCACTCCTCGTCGATCCGCGGCTCGCCAAACTTCCGGCGGAGCTCATTGGTGGAGAAGATGGACGCGGCCTTGAGCTTGTCCATGCCGTTGGCTGCCGTCCAGATGTCCCGGTGTCGGATGCCGCTGGTGTCCACGGTCAGCTTCGTGCCCTGGAGGACGTCCTCACCGTTGGTCTTGCGGTTGATCTCCCGCTCCATGGCCACGGCGAAGGGCTCGATGCCGTAGGAGATCGTGAAGTTCTCCGCCTCGGACGTGTCGGCCACCGTGCCGCGCAGCAGCTGCGGGGAGATCAGCAGGGCGTTGGCCACCCGGTCATAGATCTCCGCGCTCAGATCCTGGACGTCCTTGACGCCGCTGGTGCTGGTTTTGCCGGTGTCCGCGCTCTGGCTTTGATAGTCAAAGCCGTCGAACAGCGCCATGACCGCATTGGGCTGGCTGAAATAGTTCTTGAAGTGGGCGGTCATCATTTCATTGAACACCTGATTGAATGTCCTAGGCGTGCCGTCATCGTTGCTCCCGTAGGTTTTCGAGGTAGCAGATGTCTCCACTTTAAGAATCCCATGCTCGCCGGCGCTGCGGCGGTACTTGGTTGCAGCGCTCTCCAGCAGCTCCATGTATTCCATGTTCAGACTGTCCAGCAGGGCCGTCAGCTTCTGGTTGTGGAGCCGGAAGTAGAGCACATCGTCCATCCGGAAAGTCTTGTTGAAGGTGAAGGGGTTGCCCGTGCCGGCGCCCACGGTCACGTTTTCAAAGCGATCCGGCAGCATGGCGTAGCCCACGCGGTGGTAGCTGTCCGCGATCAGCAGCTGGTCGTTGGCGTCTGCCACCACCAGGCAGCCGCCGGTGCGGATCAGGTCGTTGACGATCCGGTGCCGGAACTCCGAGGCGTTCTGGTTTCGGTTGGGCTCGTAATTCCAGCGGTAGTATTCGGCGCCGAACTCCTCGACGCCCTTGCGGAAGGTGCGCATCTCGCATTTGGAGAGGGCGCCGGCGATCAGGTCGATGCCGC